AAGGCAGCCTAGCCCACGCGCGCGGGGCACCCCCGGCGCGGGACCCATACGCCGTGACGCGGCGTACGGTACGCGGACGCACGGGCGGGGGCGGCACGGGCACAGGTAGCTGGCCGTATACGCCAACAATTTCCACCGTACGTACTAACATATGAACGTCTCCTTAATATCTTGACAGCCACCCCCGGCTGTGGTATACTCAAGACTGCGCAAATCCCCGGCGCATCTAAGCTGCGGCGAGGGCAAAGGCAGGCCAGCCTCCTCGCCGCAGTTGTTTCCGGGGAGGGGATTCCTAGATGGAAGCAATTAAAGGCGGGTTCGCTTATAACGCTGTTGATGAGAAGACAATAAACCAGCAGCGAGCGATAACCGCCCAGATAAACAATAACTTCATTCAGGTCGGCGCTGTGTTTCTGCAGATGTCCGGCAAGAATCCATTTACCTCTGACTGGTTCAAGAAGAAATTTCGCGACACCAATCTGCAGGATTGGATTGATAACCCCGACATGCGGGTTCTCAACCTAGGCTTCAACCTTCAATTCGGCTGGCTCGACGTAGACATAGACGCCGAAGACCCGCGCTACAATCAATGCATTATATCGGCGTTCAAGTACCTCGGCATCGACACTAGGTTTGCATTTGGTCGCCTGTCGAAGGGCATAGCTTCCCACCTTATGGTGCAATTGAACGAATCCGACCTCAGCAATTATGATACCTTGCGGGAGTTCGAACCTAACGAGTTCAAGCTGAGTGGAAATCGATTTAAGACCGAACTGCGTTCTATGGGTCCCTTCCCAGACGATAAAGCGAATGCCATCAAAGAATCCCGCCAAACCGTTATGCCGGGGTCGATTTACATCCATAAGACGCAGCCAAATGCATATGACATTTCGGTGTGGTACACGGAATCCGGCAAATCCGCGATACACGTGGGCGAAGTAGCAGCAACTACGCCGCGCAAGACGTCTTACGTCACTCTGATCACTGGCATCGCATTCGGCACGTTTCTCTACGTAATCGGGCCTCACTGGATCGAAGGGAACCGGCAGCAATTCGCTCACAAAGTATCGGGGTGGCTCGCTCGCCTCGTACGCGAAAGCATAGGCATTAACGAGAACGAAGGCATATCGCACGGCACGTTCTGTCCGATCGGTACGCCGGAAACCGCCGAGTCAATGCTAGAATTTCTGTGCAACGAAATGGGCGATAAGGAAGCCTACATGCGGAAGCGGGTCTTCCGCGATGCACTTAAGAAGCTGGAGAACAACCCCGATGCGAAAATTCCCGGTTGGCCTTCCTTGGAAAGCGAAATTGGAACCGAATCCATGCTCGCTTTGCGGACTGTATTTATGCCAGGTGTTGATGTTTCACCGCTCACAAGGATGGCAGACCGTTACATTTACGATGAAACCGACGACCAATACATCGACCGTGATAGGTTCTACACCATTTCCCGTTTCGTGCACGATGGAGCCGAGTTGGACCGCCGTCACCGCAACGATCTTATGGAGGTAGCCGGGAAGATGCGGCCGGTGTTCAAACTATTTGAGTCGTCGCCGTTGCGCAGGCGAATAGGGGGCAGGGACCTCTACCCAGACTTTGCCCCCGGTGCTATATTTCGCCTATCCCGCGCGGGCAGCGTCATTCCAGACGACCAAGACAGCGAACCGGGAACGATGACCGTATTCAACACGTGGCGCGGCTGGCCCATTCTCCCTGCCAAGCACGTCGACACTTCGCTGCTAGCCAAGTGCCATTCGATGATGGACCAGCTATTCAAGTACCTAACACAAGACCATCCGCAACAAGCAGAGTGGTTGAAGCAATGGATCGCATGGACAGTACAGAATCCCGGACAGAAACAACAGGTCGCGCCTGTTCTTGTTGGAGGACAAGGCGTCGGGAAGTCATTCTTTGGGAACATATTCCTGGAAAATCTGTTTCAGAATCAATGGGGGTCCGCCTCACCCAAAATATTGGAAGGTGCTTTTTCTGTGGAGCCATTTATCAACAAGATGTTCGTATTCATTGACGAGGCGAAATTCTACAGCGAAAGCAGCACCGACGAGATCAAGAAGCTGATCCGCGCAGACCGAATGGGAGGGGCAGAGAAGTTTCAATCGGCGCGCACCTATCGTATCTTTGCCCGTGTCATATTCGCCTCCAACAAATTCGACATGAACATTGGCCAGCAGAACATGCAGGACCGCGCGCTGTTCTACATCAAGACCTACGACAAAGACTACAAGAATATGAACGAAGTGGACTTCCGCAATTGGACGGTCACCCTCAAGCCGTTCTTCGACGAGTTCCTTGTGTTCCTCCGCGACATGAGTGTAAGGGAACACTTCATGCACATCTTCAACACGCTGGAAGTCAATCGCCACCAGATCGAAAATACGACCCTATCCTCCAGCTCGGATTCCCGCATCGTGGAGTCCAACATGTCCTATGCTCGTCGCGTGGCGAAGAATATCATCGAGGAAGGACGCATTTGGGAAGACCTAGACCTGTCGGCACCATTCACTATGATCGAATTTAACAAGCGGGTTGCCGATACCTGCGAGTCGATGCGTATTCGCTTTGTTCAGCCCCGCCACGTATTCGATGAGTTCACCGGGGCAGGATTGATTGAAGTGTGGACTTCTGGACCCAATAAGTTCTGGCGGTTCAAGCACAAGATAGGCACCACGGCTGAATTGTTTGGTAAGTCCATTGGGGTGCAGCTAGAACCTAGGTTCGTCTTCACCGACGAGGACTTCGGCGTGAACGAATCACCACTTATAGGCGCGATGCCTTGGAAGGGCAGTCTTGCTTCACGTTTCCGCATATAGATATTCAAAGGGGGGTTGACAGGCAGGGGTCGGGTGTGCTTTAATGCGCCGATGGGATGACCCCAGGTAATCAGAGGAGAACAGTAATGAGTGACGAACAGACCACTGAGAATACGACCCTCGCCCCGGCGAAGACTACGAAGTCGATCGTGCCGTCGAAGTACGCAGGTAAGTACAAGAACGGCGGCGACGACCCTCTCGCACAGTTCATCAAGAGCCAGTGCGTCGAGGAGGGGAACTTCAGCTTCGCCAAGTTCTTCCAGCTGTGCCGCGACAATGGCCTGCCGGAAGAGAAGGTGGCCCACTACGAGGGCCAGGTCGCTGAGAAGCGCCACGGTGCCGAAGGCCGCGCTCGCATGACGCTCCGTAACATGCTGGCGACCATCGTTCGCAAAGACGGTAAGGCCAAAGGTCTCGACGGCGTTGAGGTCGAACTGAACCTGCCAAAGCCTGCTCTCACCGGGGCGGCGAAGGCGGCGGCGGAGAAGACGACCGAATCTGCGGCAGCTTAAGGCCCCCCAGCCCCCCGGTTGCTGCAGAGAGACCCCGTTGGTTCGCCAGCGGGGTCTCACTATGTTAAAGGGGGATTGACAGGCGCTGCGCGGCGTGGTAGGATATCGGTACGGCACACGACCGTGCCGGTACAACGAGGCAGCGTATGAAGATGTCCACTCTAATGGACCTATCCACTGTGTGTGGAAGGTTAACTACCCTCGCGACGGAAGTGAGGGAGCAGACTAACGAAGCGGTCGCGACTAACGACCCTATCGAAGTGATCAAGCACTACGACAAGGTGCGGCAAATCACCGCCCTCATCAAAGAATCCCGCGAGGCCCTCAGCGAAATTGAGGAAAAGCTCTCAAGGGAATACGTGCCCGACGTAATGCGGGCGCACAACATCCGCAGCACCACTATCGAAGGAGTCGGCAGAGTATCCCTCGGGACGCGCTGGTCGGCTTCCATGCCCGACAAGTCGAGCGGGTTCGAATGGCTGCGGGCGAATGGCCACGGTGGGGTCATTCAGGAGACGGTCAACGCCCAAACTCTCGGCGCGCTGGCCAAGGAACTTAACAGCTCCGGGACGGAACTCCCCGCTCCAACGTTCACAACGAACATCATGACGTATACAAGCATCACCAAGGTGAAGTAATGAGCAACGAAGTAGCACAGACAAACAGCCAAGTACCCGACTATCTACGCGAGTATCAGAAGGCCAAGATCGGCAATGTCGATTCGTCGGACCGCATAATCCCGCGAATTAAGCTGATCCAGGCCATTTCGCCGGAACTGCAAGATCACCCAGAAGCCAAGGCGGGGCAATTCTGGCACACCATCGCGCAGCAGAATTTGGGACCGGCCCTCAAGGCGATCCCCATTCTGATCCGCAAGTCGTACGTCCTCTGGGCACCGCGCAACGACGATCGGGGTATCCTCGCCCGCGCGATGGACGGCATCCATTGGGACCCGCCGAATGCGGAGTTCCGGGTGAAGCCCAAGGGGTCCCCCAAGGAGGTAATCTACAAGACCGCTGACACGGTGGCGGAATCCAAGCTGGACCAATTCGGCACGTCCATTCCGGGCGATGCCAATTCGGCCCCGGCAGCCAGCCTCACGTACAACATGATGTGGTATCTGCTCGAATTCCCTGAACTCAGCCCGTCGCTGATTATCAACACCCGCTCCGCCGTCAAGCCGATGCAGCAATTGCTGTCGCGGATTGACAGCAAGCCGGTCCCGCACTATGTTCAGGTGTACTCGATCAGCTCGATCCAGCAAAAGGGGGCGGAGGGACCATACTTCAACTTCGCCTACACCGGCCTCGGATTTGCTACCAAGGAGCAGGCCGAATTGTGCCGCGAACTGTACGACCGGTTCGGCCAAGGCGGTTGGATCGCGAACGACGAGACGGAGGACGAGCCAGTGTTCGACAAAACTGGCACCGGCAAGACGATCAACGAAGAGACGGCCGGTAAGTTCTAAGTAAGGACGGGGTTGCATGAAACAATGCATTGATCCAGATCTTGCACTTCGCATGGTTAGGTGCAACCCCGACCCTATCGCTTATGATACTGAAACCACCGGATTAACGGTGAAGGATAAAATTTGTGGTTATGTAGTTACCGACAAAATGCTATCAATTTACTGTCCAGTTCGACACGAAGCAGGAGGAAACATACCCAATGCGGAAGAATTTGAACGTGAACTGGCTAAGGCATTCAATGACCGGGGTAGACTCCATTTCCGTACTGTTGGTCATAACCTTGGCTTTGACCTTAGGATTAGCCTTCGGCATGGCATACGTCTTGCTTTCCCTCTAGAAGATACGATGATTAACGAGGCTGTTATCCGCGACATTACGCAGGGTTACGGCCTCGAAGAATGCTGCATTCGGCGCGGCGTCACGCCCAAGAAGGGGGCCGACCTCTACGCCGAAATAGCGCGCAGGTTCGGGGGTCTGCCTGACAGGAAGCAGATGAGCAAGTTCTGGCGGCTAGAAGGAGATCACCCTCTGGTTGTAGATTACGCCACGGGCGACGGTATATCCACCTTGGAGTTGCATCGTGCACAGCAGCAAATACTTGACGCAGATGACCTTAGACGAAGTTGGCACCTTGAGTGTAACTTGCTACCTTACGTGGCGAGGATGCACCACCGAGGACTCAAAATTGACCCAGACTATTCAGGAAGAGTTGTCGGCGAAGTTAACGCAGCAATTGCAGATGCAAGTAAGGTCTTTCTTCCAGGATTTAACGTCCGCTCGCCAAAAGCAGTCGAGCAACTGTACCGGGTAAACGGGTACACGGATGACAAATTTGCGCGAACGGACAACGGTGCGTTTTCGTTTACGGAAAAATGGCTGGAAACTAACGACATCGGGCAGGCTATCCTTTCAGTCAGACGGCTCGAAAAAGCCCGAGACAGCTTTATCACACCCCTCATTGACACACATAATGTCAATGGCAGGGTTCATCCCATCCTCAACCAGTCCAAATCGGACGATTATGGAGTCGCAGGTGTCAGATTCTCGTGCAGCGAACCAAACCTCCAAGCGTTCCCCAAGCGAAATATCGACGTCGGAAGAGTTGTTAGACGTCTGGTGGTCCCAGACGAAGGCTTCGTTATTGAAGAGGCAGACGCTAAGCAGCAGGAACCAAGACTGTTCACTCACTATTCGGGCGACCCTATTCTCACCGCTGGATACCGAAGCGGGACAATGGACATTCACGATCGAGCTTCCCAGGTCTTGGGACTAGACCGCGAGACGGCTAAGCGAATGGGGATGGGGATGTTAACGATGATGTCCCCTCCCACCCTCGCGGGACATATGCGTTGGCCGCTGGACAAGGCGCGAGCGGCCCACTCCGCTTTCCTGACCGACGCGTTCCCCAAGATCAAGGAATTCCAAGACACGGCTATCCACGTGTTTCGGAGGCGCGGATATGTTAAAACTATTCTCGGGCGACGTGCTTATCTGGACGACCCCCGATTTTCCTATCGAGCGGTGTCACGTATCATTCAGAACGTCGGGGGAGAGCACCTCAAGATGTGCCTGCTTGAAGCTTGTATGTACGAAGACGCTTACCCTGACGACATCAACATACTGCTTACTATTCATGACAGCTTGTTATGGCAGCGTAATCCAGGTCATAAACCTGACGAGCTTATTAGAGCCATCGAAAACGTAGCCCAGAGGATGGAACTCAATGTTCCCATCCCGTTCGGCCTCGGTAGCGGGCCAGATTGGGCACGAGCCAGCTACGGCGATAAGCTGGACAAGTACGAGGAATAGCCGTCTGGGTGGAATGGTGGGAAGGAGGTAATATGGAAGGAAACGATGATCGTACGTGAAACTTAACTCTAATTAGGAAGTCCAAGATGAAGAATCTAGCTTTGCTTACATCTACAGCATTCTTGGCGTTAGCCACGCCAGCGAGTGCCGATATCATCCTCGGTCAACAAAACTGGACCGGGACCGGGACCGCTCTTACGCTCGAAGCAACTGTTCCGGGCGGCAATCAACCACTAAACGTCCAATGCATTATCTGCGGCGATAATCAACCGCAGCAAGATGCATCGTTTGGCTACACCAACTTCAAGAACTCAGGTAATCTGTCCGACGCTATCTTTTTCTCAACCAACGTGTCGGGCGGTGGAAATCCTGGGGTTGACACTCTGGGTCTTCCCTATGATGGTGCATTCCTGCGCACCTTCTTGGAAGCCGGTGGCAATCTGTCAACAACCTTTAGTGTAGGCATCGATGTCAACGATACCGGTCAAGCACAAACTTTGGAGGCGTTCGCCCTCCTGAACCTGACGCAACACATCGTGCTGGCGCAGTATTCATTGTTTCAGCCGGGGGGCGCTTTGATCCCGTCAGTTAACAACGGGACCGGCTTCCCCGACTACACGCTCTCCGGTTTCAACATTCAGCTCGGTAGCGATATCCAAGCAGGCGATCAGCTTATCTTTTACGCACGTATCAGCGGCGCAAACGATGGTCCTGACTCGTTCTTCTTGGTGCCGCAAGCCGTGCCCGGCCCCATCGTGGGCGCGGGACTTCCCGGCATCGTCATTGCTTGCATGACTTTGCTCGGCCTACATCGCCGACGCAAAATGCGTGTTGTAGCGTAACTGCGTAAGGTGGCCGTGATGATAGGCTATCCAATCGTCACGGCCATCCTTAGGGGAGAAGTAGCATGGACATCAGAATACCGAAACGCGTAGTTACTGTATGGGATAAGTTTTGTGATTGGGCTAATGTCGACGTAATCTGGCGTGTCCGTCGCATCGATATAATTATTGCTGTTTTCTTTATATTTTGTGTTAGTTGGTATAGTTGGACAGGCGGCTGGCTCGGTTTCTTTACTGGTGCTCTTGCATTTATATTTGTAACGATGGCTGCAACGTGGTTATTGTAAATGAACATCCTAGAAGCGCTATTCCGCATAGAAGAATTGGAGCATAAGAACAACAGGCTTCAAGAACTTCTCGATAAAGCGCGCGGTCCGGAGGGGCAAACTGAGGAGAACGTAGCGAAATGGCTGCGGTCCAGAGGATACACAGTTACTAAACAGGGAGAGGAAAATGCCACGTTACAAGTGCCACAAGGAAGTCGAGGCGATTAAGATTGGAGCGATCGAATTCGCCCACGATGGGTCAGCGAAAATAGCTCCTGCTTCGGTGCACGTCAAGCACGGTAACTTCGCTACCGACGATGGGTATCGTCAGAAGTTCAAGGCCGAGTTGCACGGGCACCCCGAAGAGCTTGGCTATTATATCAAGTATAATGACGGCTACGAATCGTGGTCGCCCACCAAGGCGTTCGAAGAGGGGTACACCGAAATATGAGTGATACTCGCCCAAAAATAAACGATTACTCCGGATTGGTGGGAAACCGGGGAACGCCAACAATGTACGGTCCGAAACCCCCCTATTTCGATGTGGTGCTCGAAGAAGACGGCACCCCCGCCGATGGGCGAAACTACTCTGCCGTGATAAATGCGGCAAAAGGTGAACCTAACGCCGTAAAATACCTTGACACGGACCCCGGAGTGTGCTAAAATGCCGTATCGTGATGGCGACCCGACTGTAATGATCGAAGCAAGCATCGAAGTTACCACGGCGAAAGCCTACCTAATCCACCCCACGATGGGGTCGAAGCGGGATGTCTGGTTGCCCAAGTCACAGACAGTCCAGATAGAAGATCAAGGAAATGGTGGCGATAATAAAATCATTACGGTCACCGAATGGTGGTACAGACAGGCAGGACTCAATGAAGAGTGAAGCCGACGTCAAGCGCGCTATGGTGAAATCTATGGTTGCGGGTGGGGGCTATGCTCGCCGCATCGAGGATCAATACGGAGTGGGGATATTCGACGTAATCCTCATTCCTTACAACCTTCCGGTGTTTATGGCCGAAGTGAAGATGGTCAAGGACAATTTATTCGGCCCCACCGAGCGGCAATTCGTCGAGTTGGTCCGCATCGAAAATGTGGGGGCAGTCGACAAGCACGTAATTCCCGTCATGATTGGCTGGCGTGAGGGGTATTACTACTTCCACAAGCCATCCAAGAGTATCGACTACCGGGACTGCTTCTCGGTAACGACCACCGACATCAGCTTCTACGATCAACTGGTGAAATACTACCACGCTCAGAAGAGGTAACATGAATACAACTGATCTATCTCAGTCCGAAAAAGTCCTGCTCGACGCTGGCGATGTCATTCGCCAACGGTTGAAGGACCACGGGAACACTGAGCGCTCTTTTCAGATGATTGCCGACATGTGGAGTTCCTATATCAACCATTCCTTCACCAGCCGGGGCGAAGTAAGGCTCCGCCCTTACGATATCGCCCAAATGATGGCGCTGACGAAGATGGCGCGATCCGTCTACGGCTATTCGGAGGACAATTTCGTCGACGGGGCGGGTTACACCGCGCTCGCCGCGATGCTCCACCCCAACAATGGGGGCAAGGTAGGTGATTGACTTATTCAAGCCGAAAGGCGTCCATTGCGTCGTAGACGGCCAATTCGGCTCCACCGGTAAGGGGGCGCTCACTTCGTGGCTCGCCGAAATATGCTCGGGCGACTACAGATGGGCCGATTTCGCTGGCGCTATCTACAGCGGGGGACCGAATAGCGGACATACCTTCTACTACAAGGACGAAAAGCACGTCCTCAAGCAACTGCCCACATTCAGCGTATACCTCGCGCTAGATAGCAAGGTAGTCCCCGCTTATCTATCGGCGGGGGCGGTTATCGACCGGGACATCCTAAGGATGGAGGCTTTGAGATATCCCGACCTGCCCATATTCGTGCATCCCAACGCAGCGATTATTACAGACGAAGACAAGCAGCTGGAAGAGTTAGGGCCTATCGCTGAAGTAGCCGGGACGCGGAGCGGGACCGGCGAAGCGTTGGTCCGGAAGATACGTCGAATGCCGAATGCGATTGCTCGCAATTCGCTAGGATTCCTCGCGAAGAATGTGGTGGTGCAGAACCATCGGCTCAAGCCGGAGCGGCAACCATACTTCATGGAAGTGTCGCAAGGGTTCAGCTTGGGGATTAACTCCGAATTCTACCCCAAAGTCACCAGCCGCGAATGCACCGTAATGCAAGGGTTAGCCGATGCCCGCATTCCTCCACGCCATCTTGCCCGAACTTACATGGCCATTCGCACTTTCCCCATTAGAGTTGGTAATACCGATGGCTATTCTAGCGGGGATTGGTACGGTGATCAGTCTGAAATGACTTGGGAAGAACTAGGAGTGGAACCCGAGCTAACAACGGTGACGCAGCGAATTCGGCGTGTCGCCAACTTCTCGATGGACCAGTTCTACGACGCCTGCCGCGCCAACGCCCCGGATTGGGTGTTTGTAAGCCACGTGGATTATATCAAGCGAGAAGGCGACCAACTCCGCTTCATAGAGAGCATCCAAGATGCGTTGGCCAACATGGACAACCGTTGCGGCGTCATTGTGGGAACAGGTCCTAAGGTTAACGACATTTACTTACTGGAAGGCTCCGATGCCGACTAACATCCTTATCCAGGTCCCCAATTCGCTGAGTGCCTATCACACGTTCCTGCTTGACTTCTTCAACACGATGATATACAAGCTGGATAAGAATTCCCACAAAGACACTCCGACGAAGGAGAACTTGCAAGGTATAATGGACCTGCTCCTAGGCGAAATCGTGGAATTCGAGCAGCAAGTCCACCAAGACAAGTTCAATGAAAACTCACTAACCGAACTGGCGGATCAGGCCAATTTTGCGTTCTTGGCATACGTTGCGCTGCGCTTAGAGGGCGTACAACATGGAAGAAAAAATAAGGAAAGTAACCCTAAATCTGCGTGAGGTAGACTGTCAATGGCTGGAGAAAGTATACGGCAAGACCTGGACCCAGAGGATGGAGCAACACATCCAGAACGAGGTCGAGATACGCCGGGAGTACAACGAGCCACCCCTCAAAATGAGAAAACCGTGGGACTACTAGAAGTACAGAAGAAGGCGCTAGAAGCTTCCTGCGGAAGGCTGGGGTACGCCTTCTATATGGAAATGGGCCTCGGCAAGACACTGACGGTCCTCACCGAATTCACCGAAATGGTGCGGGATAAGATGGCCACCCGGATGGTGGTTATCTGCCCCAATTCGTTCAAGGCCGGATGGGTGGAAGAGATTAAGAAGCACGGGATTAATTGCATTCCTCACATCTATAATTCGGGGGCGGATTGGGACAACGCCAGATTTATGAATACCCCGTACGACAAGCCCCCTATCCTAATCGTCAACTACGAAGCGATACGTAAGGATAACGTCCAGGATTACATCGGCAAATTCGTAACCGATCGGAATTGTATACTCGTGCTGGACGAATCCATCCAGATCAAGACATACAACAGCCAGCAGACGAAAGCGGCGCTGCGGATAGCGAGTTGGGTCAAGTACAAGCGCATTCTATCCGGCAAGCCGGTCACCGGAGGCCCTCACGACTTGTGGGCGCAAATGACCGCCATCGGCGCTATCACCGGCAGATACTTCCCGTTCAAGACCACGTTCTGTCGGATGGGCGGGTTCAAAGGCAAGAAAGTGGTCGGCACTCAGAACGAGGAGTTGCTCGCCGCCACCATTGAAAAATATATCTTCCGCGCGTCGAAGAAGGACTGGACGGACTTACCACCCAAGATGTATACTTCGCGGCAGTACACTCTGACGCCGAAATTGGCGAGCCAATACAAGGCTATGGAGGATGATTTCGTATTATGGCTCAACGAGAACGAAAACGTGGCGGTAGAAGCTTTCATTACGAAGTACATCAAGCTGGCTCAAATTCAATCCGGGTTCATCATCAAAGAAGACGGCACCGTCGAGGAATTGGTGCCCGCCGAGGAGAACCCCCGGTTCAATCTCGTCAAGGAGATTATCGAAGAGGCTAGCGGCAAGGTAGTTGTGCCCTATGTTCACCGCTACACCAAGGAATTGTTGATGCGAGCGCTCGCCGAATACGAGCCAGCCTACATAAGTGGCGGGATGGAGTCGGAGGAAATTCAAGAACAGAAGGACCGGTTCAATAAAAACAGTAAGTGCCGGGTGATTCTAGCGCAAAGTCGCGCGGCCAAATATGGTCACACGCTTCTAGGCGGTCCACTGTCGGACGATCTGTGCAGCACAATGGTATTCGCAGAAAATTCGTATTCTCTGGACGACAGGAGCCAGATCGAGGATCGAATCCATCGCCACGGACAGACAGCGGAAAGCTGCCTGTATGTAGACGTTTGGGGGACAGCTCTGGATCGTCGCATAACACAAGCATTACAGGCCAAAGAGAATATAGCGCAGGCCGTATTTTCATTCTTCAAGAAAAACTAGTCTTGATTTTCCCACGCCGATAGAAGTCCGCGCCGTATCCCTTTGGACATTCGGCCCTGCATGATCGGCGAAATGGGACCGGGGATTTCGGGTAAGTCGATGGCGTAACGCCGCGCAGCTTCCACCGGCTCCATTACGTTCTTGCCGACTGCCCAATCAGCCGCCTTCATGAGAGGACCCCCGACCATTACGTCTTTCGGGATGCCTGCTTCAAGTTTCCCCGGCAAAGCCGCTCGCTGCGCAGAATCGGCTAACATGTAAGGTAAGAAATCGGAGTGACTGGGATTAGCTGCCCTTTCCACCAACTTGCGCTCATGCGGAGTCCAATCCCATCCGGCGATACCTTCGTTAATATCCTCATTTAATCTCCCAAATTCGTCGACGTAATGGTGAGGCTTGCCACCCGACCAATGCGCCGCTCTGGCCGCATCCTCTATCAACCCCTTGGGGTACATTTCGGTTGTCTCGGGGTATTCGAAATACTTAGGGTAGTTTTCGGTTCCCGGTTTTGGTGTCCATTCTCCAGTTTTGCCACTATAAGTACGATTCCCTTCAAAAGAGGCATTCCAATCGTCGGTGTATCCGGGCGGAATCGCGTATTCTTCCATCCCTTTTACGTTAGCCAATGCGGGGGGTGGAAGTGTGTCACTCTGCCCTTTCCACCATTTCGCTGCCTTGTCGGCTATTTTAGAAGTGCCGGCAACGATACCGTGGGCAACCGGAGCAGCCGCCGCTCCAACCATAGCGCCTTGCTTGATATCCTCGCCGTGACCGGCCGCAGACGCGGCACCTTGCACCGCACCCTCCCCCGCCCCGCCGAGCAGGCCGACGATGTTGCGAGTGGCTGGAC